AGGACGACGACCAGCCGAAGGGCAAGTCCGCTATCGGCCTGACCTCGTACGCCAATGGATCGCGCTCCGATCCCTCGCTGCCAGGTCTACAAGACCCGCGCCACCAGCTCATGCTGGAGAACGAGAAGGATAGCAAGGATGATCACGGTGGACGCGAAGGCGACACCGCGATGTACCACCAAGCCGACAAGAACATCCAACTTCACTTTGCTGGCGGCGATGAGAAGTCTGGACTCAAGCCCGGCGCTTATCTTTCAACCGACGCCGCCAAGAACAAGATCAGGCTTCAACTTGTAAAGGTGGATGATGATTCGCAACAGCAATCCTCGCAGCCGCAGGCGCGTGGTGGAGGTCAATCGGGTGGTGGCCAGCAGCAGCAAAAGAAAGAAGGTCAAAGACCGCTACTCAAAAAGGAAAGCTCGACTTTCATCGACATAGATGGCGGCGGCAACACCATCACCATCCGGCACGGCTCCTGCTACGTCGTCCTGACCGGCAAACACGTCACCGCGTATTATGAGAAGGACGATAAGTCGATGCGGGTTGATGCCGATCATACTCATATTCGCCATAAGGACTTCCGCATCTGGGTAGACAAGGAAGGCTGTTGGGCGACGGTGCCGGTCCTGGTCAAGCAGGACGAGTTGGATAACTAAAAATGGGTTCGATCCTCGAACTACACAACGAGTGGCGCGACACCCTTCGCATCGCGTCCTTTCGTGGCGTTTACTTTCACGTTGAGAGCAGCGCCCGGCAATCTGGCCGTCGCGTTGTTACTCATCAATATCCAAAGCGGAACATTCCCTACGCCGAGGACATGGGACGAGAGGCGGTGCATTGGCAGTTTAGTGGCTACATCCTGCTGAACGACAAGAAACTCAATCGCGGTCCCAATGCTGTTTATGCCAACATGATTGCTCAGCGCAACGCGATGTTGGAAGCGTTGGAGATGGACGGGCCCGGCGAGTTGATACATCCATCCCTTTCCATAACCTTTGGTGGTGGGCGGGAGGGAGCTAGCTCAGGCGGGCCGATGATGGTCATGGTTGAGCGCTATGGCGTTTCGGAGAGCCGGCAAAAGGGCGGCTTCTATGAATTTGATTTGGCATTCGTGGAGGCGGGAGAAGCGCCTAAGGTATTCAAGGACGACTCTCGCAAGCTGCTGGAGACGGCGACAACTAATCTGGACAAAACCGTAGTCGCGACCGGCAAGCGGCAATTCACTTTGACTGGAGTAGCGATTGCCCGCGGTGGTGCCAATTTCGGTGGCGGCACCTTCGGCGGTCCGGCGGCAATAAGGATCCGGTGATGGAAGGGGTAATCGATACCGAAGCGGAAATCCGCACCGATACGCGGATTATGGTCGCTGAGATTGCCGGCATCATCAAGCGGATGTGCGACAAGCTTATGACGTTCACCTCTACCAAAGGCCGAGAGGGTTCTGACTTACGCACGGCAGCTGGCGATCTGCAAACCAACGTTGAGACCTCTATTCGTGACGGCTCATTGCCGGAAGATATGTTGGTTGTATTCGACGCCGCCTTAGCTGCTGGTATTTCGGTATCGCAACTTGATCCGGTGCTGGCCCAGTTACGTTCGGAGGTGCCTACAATATTGGGCTCGCTCTGGACCATCCAGTTCGGCGTTCTCTTTGCGCTCTCCTGCCAGTGCAAGATTATCGCAGCCACCACGTTTAAGAGCCGCGATGATATTGAGGCAATGCAGGAGCGGATGAAGAACAGTTTTGATTTAGCGAAGGAGATGGCCGCGGACGATATGGATAATATTGTTTACCAGCTGCTGCGGGAGCTGGCTGCCAAGTCCGCACGCTACCTAGCCGATACCGCGATGCCGCTGCCGCGAGTTGTTTACTACAACCTGCGCCCGTTGCCGGCTCTTGCCACCTCTTATCGCATCTACTCGGACGCCTCGCGCTTTGACGAGATCGTTGCCGACAACAAGGTGGTACATCCAGCTTTCGTTCGCGGTACTGTTCGCGCATTGACGGTCTGACGTCATGGTCGACATCCTCCTCAAAGGTCGAAACTCGCTCGTTGAGATGAAGCAGGCTGGGCCTTTGCCCGGCACCTTGGCTGATTGGTTGCAGTCAACGGAAGGGTTGAGCGAAGAGGAAGAGCTAGCCACCGCGGTGCGGGTGGCTTTGATGACGGACGCTCTCGCTTCGACCAGCGACATCTTACCGGATCCAGATAGCACCGACCGACGCGGCTGGTGGGGCGATCTTGATGCCGAAGAGATTTGGGGAGGCTGGCCCATCGGCTGCAAGAACTGGCTGCTGTTCCGGGCCAAGATATCCGATGCCAATTCATATGAAGGCTCGACCGTGGCGCGAGCAGAGCAGTACACACGCGAGGCGCTGCGTCCTTTCATCGTCAATCGGATTGCGTCTGCAATTGATGTCCAAGCTCAACGCGTAGGACGATCTGAGATTGATGTTTTTGTGACGATATATCGCGGACCCTTGCAAGCGATCCAGTTGCGCTTTGCTTACCTCTGGGATCAAGTGGTGACATTCTAATGCCTTGGAACACACCCACCCTTAGACAAACGCGCGAACAGGTTCGCGATGAGGTAACGTCCGCTCTCTCGGGGGCGATCCTTATCGGCAACAACGTCTTGCGCGTGATGTCAGATGCGCAAGCCGGTCTCTGCCATCTGGTGCTGCGTTTTATAGATTGGCTAGCGCTCCAGCTTTTACCGGACACCGCCGAGACCGAATGGCTAGACCGTCACGGAGACATCTGGCTAGTCAACTCGGACGGCACCACCGGCCGCAAGGCTGCAACATTGGCGCAGGGCACCGCCACGGTTCTCGGCGCGCCTGATGTTGTCATCCCAGTTGGAGCGCGATTGTCTTATGGCGGTGTAGTAGAATACGAAGTCATTGATGAAGTGATCTTGCTTGATGATGCGCCAACTCCAATCGAGGTGCGAGCGCTCGATCCCGGAACAGTCGGCAATATCCAATCTGGCGCTACTCTTACCTTTCTTCAGCCAATCGACAATCTGACCGAGAATGCGCGGGTTGAGTATATTGGCGGTGGTGCAGAAGTTGAGAATGACGACAACCTTCGCATTCGCGTTCTCGAGCGCATTCGCGAGCCGCCAATGGGCGGCGCCCAGCATGACTATGTGCGTTGGGCAAAAGCTGTGCCGGGTGTCACCCGCGCTTGGTGCGCTCCAAATGAAATGGGAATAGGCACAGTCACTGTCAGGATCATGTGCGATGAGACGCGCGCGGACAATGATGGCTTTCCCTTGCAGGAGGATCTTGATCGTGTCGCAGCTTACATCGATCTCGTGCGGCCGGTTGCGGTGAAGGATCATTGGGTGTTGTCACCAATCCGGCAGCCAATTGATCTCCACATTATTGACTTGGCGCTGGACTCGCCCGATGTGCGCGCTGCGATTGAAGATAGCATCAACGATCTCTTGCTCGAAGTGGCAGCTCCCGGCCAAACGATATTCGCAGCTTGGAAATATTCGGCCGTGATGAATGCGCCGGGCGTTATCTCGTTCAAGCTCTCAACTACCGCTGATGACGTGATGCCGAGCAACGGTCACATGGCAGTCTTGGGCGATATTATTTATGGCTTCACTTATACCCCCTGACAAACATGTCCGCCGAAACGGTATTGATTATCTATCGGCGTTCCTGGACCTACTGCCTTGGGGCATTGCCTGGCCGCGCGAGGCTGGGTCAGTACAATATTGCGTACAGAAGGGCCTGAATAACTTCTGGGGCTTTGTCGATAGTCGCGCTGCGGACCTGCTCGAGCTCGAGAGCGATCCGCGCAAGACTGTAGAGTTGCTACCGGATTGGGAGCGTGCTTGGGGCTTACCCGATCCATGCTGGCCGCAAGTTTTTACGATTGCGGAACGCCAGCAGCAACTCGTTTTCAAAATGACTTTCAGAGGCGGGCAGTCGCGCGCCTTTTATGAATGGGTGATGGATTGGCTAGGCCATGAAATCGTCATCGGCGAGTTCGCGCCGTTCATGGCTGGTGTCTCGCGCGTTGGTGATACGAGGCCAAGTCCGGAAGAGAACTTTCGCTGGTACATCGGCCCGCCCGAGATGCGGTTCTACTGGTTCGCGCATGTCGGCGAAGCAAGCCTAGATTGGTTTCGTGCTGGTCAAAGCCAAGCTGGTGTCCACCACCATCTTGAGATCGGCATCCCGACCGAGCTGGAATGTTTGTTGTTGCGATGGAAACCAGCGCACACAGAATTGACTTGGGACTTCTCAGACTTGGCAGAAGGCGGCCCGATGCAAGGTACGCCCTAGGAGGAATGCGATGAAATATGTTTCGCCTTACGGTGTCGCCGACCCGAACGCGCCGTATATCAACGGTGACCCAAGTCAGGGGCGGGAGGGCTCGATCCCGCCCGCTGAAGCGTTTGAACATCCCATGCGTGAGATCACCAACATGATCTCAAAGGCCGGGATCAATCCTTTATCGAGTGATCTGTTTCAGCTTTTGAAGGCCGTGCGTAACGGCCGGGTCATCTATGGCGTTGATACTGGCTCTGCCAACGTCGTGTCGATCGCGCTCGATCCACCGCTCGATGTATATCAACCCGGCTTGACGATGCGGGTGCTGATTGCGGTCAGCAATACCGGCGCGGCGTCGCTCAATATCAACGGCATTGGTTCGCAGCCGATTGTGCACAGCGACGGCTCGCAGCTAGGCGCTGGCGATATCCTTGCCGGTCAAGTCGCCACCATGATTTATGATGGCGCGCATTTCCAATTGATCCCGGGAAGCAAAACAACCGGCTTCAAAATCCCGTTCACCATCGACACTGGTACCGTCAATCACGTCATCGCGAACTACACGCCGGCGATTACCGCGCTCGATGGCGGCTTGTTGCTCGAGGTCAAGATCGCCAATACCAACACCGGCGTTGTCGATATCAACGTTGATGGCTTGGGAGTGAAAGCGCTGGTGCGCCCGGATGGTACCAATCTGACGGCTGGCGAGCTCGATGCCGGCGCTGTGGTCATTATCATCTATGATGGAACGCGCTTCCAGCTGGCGAGCATTGTGTCGGCGGCCGGGTTTGCAATCCCGTTCGCGGTTGATACCGGCACCGTCAACAACGTCGTTGCCAACTTCGCGCCTCCGGTCTCGTCGCTGGTGCCCGGCTTTACCTGCGAGGTTCTAGTCAAGAACACCACCACACTTCCGGCCGTCACCCTCAATGCTAGTGGACTTGGACCCATCGCGATCAAGCGTTTCGATGGCGAGGCATTCGAGAAGAACGAGTTGTGGATCGAAGGGCTCTATCTATTTGTCTACGATGGCACGCTCTTCCGGCTCGTCAGCGGTCCACAATACGCCACCACTGCCGAAGCGGAAGCTGGTGTCTTGTGGCACAAGTTCATCAGTCCAGCGACGATGTGGCGGTCGCGCAGTCAATACATTGGGCGCGCTGGTAGCGTCCATATTTACTTCCCAGCGGGCTCGCTGCTTACCGTCACCAACATGTACGAGCTCAGAGGATCGTTCTTCCGCGATCCGGCGTCGGGTTCCAACAATGCCGGTTTCTGGGTTGGACCTTTGGACGCTGGCATATGGGAATGCTTCGGCTACTTCGGAGCTGCGCCGTACACGCCGGGCTACCAAGGGCCCGGTTCGTTCCAAGCTGAGTTCTTCGTCAATGGTGGTTCGGCTGGTGCTTTGACTTACTGCTGGAACGGTGATGGCTCTACCATCGGCGTCACCGTGACGCAGCAGTTCAACTTGGTTGCTGGCGATAACGTGACGCTGGTGGCTTACCAGACCACTGCCTATCCGTACATCTACGGCTCCACGCAGTTGAATGCTTATCGCGTTAGCAGCCCATAAGGTGCGCTGAGATGACTATCACGTCCAGCCCTCCGCTCACCAACCTATTGGCGATGCCGCTCGCAATCCTCCAGGTGCAGACTGGCACCAACGAGGATTGGATCGACTCCGTCAAGTATGTTGTTGACACCGGCGAAACCGATCCGCCCCAACTCGATATCAGAGGCATCCTCTTTGAGATGGAGGTACGCCGGCAGACTGATGACCATGAGGTGGTGATCTCAGCCACGACCGAAGATGGCACGCTCGCGATCGGCGAGGCGCCAGACTTCGGCTTCTTCTTATTCAATATTGATAAGGAGGTCATGAAGCGACAGACCCCGGGCAAGTACGTAGCGGACGTGGTTGGCATCGATGCTGAGTTCAGGCGCGTTACCATTCAGATCGACCTGACCATCTTTGAGGGAATAACGCGGTGACCATTATCAGCCTCGAGGTCATCAATCGCGGTCCCGTCATCATTGATGGCGAACACATACCGACTGCGATTGCGATGTCTGCGCCTTATGGAGCGCGCGGACCGATCATCTATGGCACCAGCAACAGTACACATTTGATTGGTGGCGCATTTGATGATCGCACCTTCGTACTGAATGAGTATGGTCTGGGCTTTGGTCCCGGCATTCGGATACGGGCTTCCGCACTCGATGACGTCTCTCGGTGGATGGAAGGTATTGTCTCCGAGTACGTCGGCAATAACCTTGTCATAACCACAGACACGTACCACGGCACCGGCACCTACAGCTCGTGGTCCATCAACGCCGCGGGCGAAAAGGGATCGACTGGTCCGGTAGGCCCGCAAGGGCCGCAGGGTACTCCTGGCACCCCGGGCGGTCCCCCTGGTCCGCAAGGTCCGCAAGGTCCGCAAGGCGCTCCCGGCGTGCCCGGTTCTCCGGGCTTGCCCGGTCCTACCGGCCCGCAAGGCGAGCCCGGCACTCCCGGCGGTCCCCCTGGCCCTACCGGCCCTGCTGGTCCTGCTGGCGCCGATGGTCCGGCGGGCCCTCCTGGTCCCGAAGGTCCCGTTGGTCCTGAAGGCCCGCAGGGACCGGAAGGCACCGGCCTAGGTACGGGAGCTGCAACCGGCTTCACGGCTTATAAGGCCGCCAGCCAAGGCGTCGCGCATGCAACTTGGTCGAAGATCAATTTCGGTGCCATTGGTTACAACAACGGCAGCTTCTACAGCACCAGCAATAGCCGATACACGCCGCCCTTGGGCGAGACGATATTTGTGGCGTCGGTGTTCGCTACCGGGCTGGCGCTCGGCAGCAACTTGTACATCGCCATCTATAAGAACGGAACGTTGCTCCACTTCGCGACCAGCAACACGACCGACGGCTTTGCTCACATCACTTGCTACGATAGTGCCAGCGGCAGCGACTATTACGAGGTTTGGATTAACGGCCAGGCAGCCGACGCGTCGGCCTTCACGATACCTACCGGCAACAATGACGGCGTTTATTTCCAGGGCACGCAGCCGGTAGGGGCGCAAGGTCCGGCCGGTCCTCCGGGCGCGACTGGTTCCGGCTCTGGCAATGTCAACAACAGCGGCACGCCGAACGCAAACGAGGTTGCGCAATGGGTTACCGCGACTTCAATCAAAGGTGTGCCGCTGGCGACGTGGCGCACCACTCCAACATTTTATGGAGTGACAAGCTATCGATCATCGGTTGCAACACCTACGACCGGATTGGATGTGAACCCGGTAGCGGGGCAAACCCTGATCGCTGCGGCCGGAACAGATGCCGACATCGGGTTGGCCTTTAGTACAAAGGG